TTCCCCCCATACCCCTTCTGCTAACAAGGGGAAAAGAGAAAAGAAGGTAAAACTACTCGCCAGGCTGAGCAGAGGTCGGACGCGGAATCTTAAAAATAGAGAAAAGCTCATCAACAGAAATGATGAGAGAAGGAACAGAACATTCTTCAATGGTCATATGTTCATCATCAAAAGTGCAGATAGAATAAATATCATAATCCTGGGGATAAAGAGCGAACATAGAAGAATCGCGAAGAAATACAGTCGCAAACCAACGCTCAAACTCTTCAATATTCACAGCTTCTTTGCAAAGTGCGCAAGAATTAGTTTTACGATCAAAAACAGCATAAATAGTTTTCATTCTTATACTCCTTCTATCGGTCGAATCAATTTTTTAGCAACTTCCAATTGGTGTTGCTCTTTTTGCAGAAGACGAGTAACAGACTCATGTTTAACTGTCTGCTTTCGCCTTGCCTTTAAAATATCAAACTTTTCGGAATCAGTCAAATGCAAATATTCATCATAATACGGAGGAGGACGTGTAATCATACCATCGGGCAAAACAACCCTATCATAATTGTAAACATCGTCAAAATACTTAACTATCCAATCATGAGCTATGCCAGGCTTCCTGGACATTGTTACAAATTCGGGAGTACGTCCCTGATAATGCACAGGAGCATCCTTACCATAGACCTTTTTAGTCACGTACCGAGCTACATAAGCACAACTCTTAAAAGTAACATTACCAATAGTATGAAAACCATAAGGCCAAAGACGAAATAAAAAATCTGAAATATAAAGCGGCCCATAAGGCGTTTGTCGTAAGAGTTGGCGATCATCAGAAAAATCAAAGCCAAATAAGATAAGATGATAATGAGGGCGTAAATTTTTATCACCGTACTCTCCACAAGCAAAGAAACGAACCTTAATATTCTGATAAGACAAAGCCTTCCTAAGGCGCTTCATAAAAAGCTGAACATCACGAACACTCACAGAACCAGAAGAGGGAAGATGCGCATCATCAAAAGTAAGAGTAAGAAAACAGTTCCTATCATGTAGAGAAGCTTCATGCACACATCTAACTGCCCATTGTCGAGAGTGAGCAAGCCTACATCCAATACATTTACCACAGGGAATAGTGCAAGGCTCCGCTCCACGCTCAGGCGGAGAAAAAGGAGAACCAAACACAATACGATAACCCGATTTCGAGCTGGCGTCAGGAACACGCCAGCAGTCGATCGGATGATAACAAGCCATAATCAGATACGGAAACCGCCGCGCATTGGGCGAGCGCGAAGATTACGTTTTTTAACATTTACAGCACCCTTAGTAAACATCTTGCGAGACTTCTTCCGAGATAACTTTCTACGTTTCATATAAAAGACTCCTTTCATTTCATTTCAACGCGCTGAACGGCATCCAGCGTAATAATTCACCCATAGACGTACCGAAACGATGCGCATTACCTGTTTTGATATCCTGAACAGACTGTTCCTGTTCATTGGCAAGCTTAATACGAAGAGAATCTTCAAGAGTACGCTTAGCAGATGCATCAAGATTAGCCGCACTAGCCAAATTTTCAGCAGTACCAGCGGCCAATTTATCAATTTCGTAAGGCGTCAACTGCTGTAACCTATACAATTCGCCATAACTCTTAGCCGCAAGGGCAGAAGCCGCACCAGCTTGTGCAAGGTTGGCCTCGGAACGGGTACCAAGCTCAGAAACCTGAGCATCAGTAATACGCTTACTATTCTCAATATCCTGAAGAATCTTGCTAATATTAGCATCCGCAACTTTAACTTGCATCTTGAAAACCTCGGTTTGAGACTTAGCCTGAGCAGTAAGAGTTGAAATATTTTCCGCTCTCAACGGAATCAAAGTAGTTTCACCTTGCACCTGAGAAGTCTGAGCAGACTTGAGCTTTGTATCCTGTAATACGTTACTAGCTTCAGCACGTGTCTTTTCAACAGTAGCCTTAATAGCCTCATTCTGCATTTCAAGATTTTTCGCTTGCTGAGCAGCCATAAAACCAGAATTAGCGGCAGATCCTACATTCTCATAAGATCCACCAGCAGACGCGCCGAAAGTAGAGTTACCACCATTAGCCGAAAGGATCGGATTAAGACCAGCGGCACGGAGATCAGCAACCTCAATTTGATGTTGCTTATAGAGCTGATCGTGCGAAAGCTCATAATTTTGGGCGAACTGGGAAGCCTGCTGTTTATTAGCCTGATGGGCACCAAGAAAACCAAGAGCACCACCAACAATATTACCAGCAAACTTACTAAACCAAGACATAAAATCACCTCCAATTAGAAGTGATCAACAAGACCAGGCACGCCGTACACAGGCATAGGCCGTGCGCACTTCATCTCAACATAACTGTCAATAATAAATTGAGGTTCATTCTGAACGGCAAGTATACGCTTAACCGGGGGATCATCCTGGATAAACTGTGCGGAGAGCGTCGGAAGACTATCGAACTTCTGAGAGAGATGCCAAACATCAAGAGACTGAGGATCCGTACTGCGAAGCTTACCAGTAATCATAGAGGGGAAATAACGATATTCGGCGTAACGTTCCTGATAGCCAAATACATCATCATCAGCGGCAGTACCCTGAGCATAAATTTCCTTATTAAGAATAGCTTGTTCACCAAGGTGCGCAAGAACGGGCCAGTAGAAGTCAAAGCGTGTACGACGGCTAAACATACGCGGAATGCCCTGCTGATACGTAAGATCGGCGCGGACGTTCAGGAGACCAATAATAATACCATGTTCCACAAAAGATTTAGTAAAACCATGCTTAGCAGAAGTACTAGAAGCAAGACCATATGCGGCAAGGTTACCCTGCGGCGTTTCTGCGCCAGAAGAACCGGTCGCGGAATTCTGGATTACAGGATTGATAATAACCGGGCTTTCAGAACCGCCAAGATACTCAGGACGCTGGAGGCGACTATCCGGGGACACAACGCCGAAATGCGAGCGGAGAATTTCAGTATACCGAGTACCGCCGCGGGCATCGCGTTCGTAAAGTTTTTGAAGCTGGAACGCTTGACGAAGAGAGTTAATAGTCGCCGCAGTCACAGAGGACAAGTCAGCAATTAAGCCACCATTATATCCAAGCAAACCAGCAGTAAGATCCGAATTATAATCTCTACCTTTCTTAGAAGTACCAACAACATCACCAGAAGCAAGCGGTTCAGAAATCAAACCCCAAGTGCCATTATAAACAAAGCCAGCAGAAACAGAATTATCCGCAGAGCCTAATGCAAAAGGTTTATCACCATCCCTCATAACCTGAGCATTACCACTAAGCGGAAGTTCAACGCCAGGACCTTTCTGAGGCCACGGAAGCGCACTAGTAAAATAATCATGACGCTTGCCACGTCTCAAGAGCTTGTGCGAGCCAGTAAAGCCAGCATCGCCAAGACCGACATCATCCAAGCCGGAAGCCGATGAAATTTCGGCATATGTGGAAAGGTTAATAGGATTCTGTAGATTTTCGTCGCGAAACCATTCATTCCAAATGAGGGCATATGCACGAGCGGCCAATTCATTGGCCTTAATACCTTTAATACCAGTCGGCAATCCGAAATAATCTTCAAGAGAACCAACCGGGAAGCCGCCTTCGGCAGGAGCAGAAGTTTGGGGCACTAAATAATCCGTACTTGCTCCAGGATAATCTTGCTGACCGTTGAACTGTTCCCAGTGCTTCCATAAGAGGCGGTAAGGAACAAAAAAATAAAAAGTGTCGATGAATAAATTATCCATGGTCGGAACAATCGGGGTAGAGAGACGTGCTAGAAAGTTAAATTTCACCTTATAGCTATCGCCAGGGAGAACCTCATCAACGAGAAATGGCACAAGATAACCACTGTCAAATGTACTTTTCCAGCCATGAGATCTATCAAACACAGACCGCGAGATTTGAGCTCGAGGAATCTGACTAAACAAATGCTTCATAACAGATTTCATATTATCAATCCTTTCTGAACAACCGCCCTAAGGCTTCGCCAACAGGCTGTATTATTCACAAATTATTCAAAGGGTGTGAAGAATGAACCGTTTAACGGTGTCACTCCGGCCAATTACATCAAGTAGTGTAATTGGCCGGACGTCGTTTTACCGCTAGTAAATGTCAAGAATTTACTTCTTTACCGGAACCTTCAGCAGATCCGGCAGGTACTTCAGGAGCACGGTCAAGAGGTTTGTCAATAATTCCAAGCCTAATTGCTTCAGCATAATCATCACTTCCTTCTTTCAGGGACTGAACGAATTCAAAATAGGCGGCAGGATCATTTCCAAAACGTTCACGAATTTTTGAAGAGAGAGCAGAGAACGCATTATTTGCCGCCACTATGACATTCTGCGCCTCTTGATAAGAAGGCATATCAGAATAATCACCAAACTGAGGAGTACGCGAAACCGGGACAGTAGGATCCACAAGAACACCGGTATTTTCAAAACGCGCAATAATGCAATTAATATCCGCGTCGTCTTTAAATGACTGGAGCGTCTGCGAAGGCTGATCAAACTTAATACCCGGCTTCTCGCCGGTAACGGAATAGCGAGAGTTAAATTTCATGATCTTCCTTTCCGCGCGAAGTCGCGCTACAAGTATCTTCAAATAGACTAGTAGGTTTAAGATTACTACTAGTAAAACAAGCACCACAATTTAAACATACAGACACATAGTCGTCAATGTGAAACAAAACGCATTGACAATACTCACAACGATCGAAACCGTCAAATATAAAGCGATTAAAAAAACTAGGTACTTTGAACATGACATAACATCACCTCAAGGCTAATAATGGGGGGAACCTGCCGCACGTCATGAATAGTTAATCCATTAGAAACAAAATCAA